CCATAGGATTAACCTTAGATTTATCTGAGTTAACAGATATGACAGCAGGTATGACTAATACTGATGAATTTATAGTATTAGATAGTGGAGCAGAACGTAGAAAAGCTGCAGGTGAAATAGGAAATAGTATATTTAATAATGATGCTAATTATATAACTTCTGCATCATTACCTACGGTGAACAACTCTACAATTACCTTTAGTGCAGGAACAGGATTAACAGGCGGAGGTACAATAACCTTAAATCAATCCTCTAATGAAACAGTTACATTTAATAATAGTATTACTAATAATAATCAGTTAACCAATGGAGCAGGATATATAACAGCTTCGTCAAGTGACACACTTACAAATAAAGGTGGTAATATATCTCAATGGACTAATGATTCAGGATATTTAACATCTGCAGGCTCTATGTCTTCATGGATTCTTAAAGAGGGTAATGGTACAGAAACAAGTACAGTAACTAATGGAGAAACCGTAACTTTTGCACAAGGAGCAGGTATACAAACAGAGCTTACATCTACATCAAGTGGTGGTACTTTAACTATTACCAATACAATAACAAGCAACAGTCAATTAAGTAACGGAGCAGGATATATAACTTCAGCATCTCTACCTACAGTTAATAATAGTACAATTACTCTTACAGCAGGAACAGGTCTCACCGGTGGTGGTACAATAACTTTAAATCAGTCTTCTAATGAGACCGTTACATTCAATGCTACAAATAATGGTACAGTAACGTCTTCTAGTGGAGCTGATAATAGAGTAGCTGTATTTACAAGTGCTACTAATATTGAGGGTGACTCAGGATTCTTATATAGTGGTGGTCAAATTACTGCAAGTAGTATTGGTGTTGATGATGTATTTTTAACAGCAACAGCGGCATCATCAGCGGGTTCTGCCTTTTGTGTTATTGAAGCAACACAGATAGTAACTAGAACCGCTGCTCAAGTTCGTTCTGATATTGGTGCAGCATCTTCATCTTCTATCAACAATCCTACAATAACTTTTACAGCAGGTACAGGGTTAACAGGTGGTGGTGCAATAACTCTTAATCAATCCTCAAACGAGACAGTTACATTTAATAATAGTATTACTAATAACAATCAGTTAACAAACGGAGCAGGATACACTACAAATACAGGTACTGTAACAGGAAGCGGCTCATCAGGTCGAGTAGCTTATTGGAACTCATCTTCAGGAATTACTTCAGATGCTGATTTAACTTTCAATGGTTCAAGTTTAGCAGTTGGAGGAACTATTACTTCTACACAAGGTGATTATGCATCTAATGGTGAAGTAGTTGTAAGTAATTCTTCAAGTTCAAGCGTATTGTTAATCGGTGATACTCAAGAGACAGACGGGATATCTCAAATTGGATTTAAAGTAGCGGGAAGTACGATGATGACAGTAGATGATGGTGATATAGACATGGCATCTAATGTTAACTTGGGAATGGCGGGTGGAGATGTAAAGCTAACGGGAGACTCTAATATTAATTTAGACGCAACTCTTAGTTCAAATCAAACGTCAGGTATTGTATTACCTTTTGGTTCAGGTACTGTTACAGGTGGTAAATTTTATTATTTTGCAGGATTGTCTTGGAGTCAAACAGATGCTGATAGTGAAAGTAGCAGTAAAGGATTAATAGCATACGCAAAAACTTCAGGTAGTGCTTCAGGAAATAGAATGCTTTTACAAGGAATAATTTATAAAGCAAGTCATGGATTTGTTATAGGAACTCCTTTATATTTATCAACTACTCAAGGAGATTTACAAGCAACAGCTCCTTCAGGCACAAATGATGTTGCAAGAGTTGTCGGATATGCAATAGATACTAATCATATTTATTTCAATCCTGATAATACTTGGGTTAAAATAGCATAATATGGCAACAGTAAACGCTTCAAAATATGGGTACATGGAAAATTCATCTACTGAAAGTTTTGCAGAAGCTAGAAATGGTACAACGGGATATGGTGTTACAAATCAGCCTACCTCTTCAAATGTTATAGCAGTAAGAAGAAATTATGTTACAGGAGGTAAAGGTAGTGAGTGGACGTTAAAAAGGTCATGGTGGGCATTTGATGTAAGTTCATATGCTTCTGATACTATTACAGATTTGAGATTATATTACGACCCAACTACATTTACATCATCTAATTTTCCTGTTGCAATAGTTAAGTCAACAGCTCAAGGAAATGCAAATTCTAATTTAGTATCAGGTGATTGGAATAGTGTGGATTTCAATACAGTATATGCCGGTGGTGCAACTACATATTGGGCAGATACAAATAATTTAAGTTATTTTTCGTTAAATGCAACTGCTGTCTCGGCTTTTACATCTAATTATGTTAAGGTTTGTGTTATGTGGTATCAAGATTATACCAATACAACTCCAAGCTCTACAGGAGTTCAACATGGTTATCAAAATTTTGGAACTATACCCTATTTAAGTTTTACAGCAACAGCAGCGGGATATGAAAATAATGTAGCAGGAGTACTAAATTCAAATATAGGTAGAATTGTAGGTTTACCGAAAAGTAATGTAAGTCAAGTCTCCGGTGCTTAATTTAAAAAGTATTATATTTGTAGAATAAAAATAATGTTAAACAATTAAAATTTAATCAAATGGCAAAACAATTAGAAGAACAAGAATTAAAATCAATTCAAGACGCACAAGTTAGCTTTAATAAAAGCAAAATGCAATTAGCTGATAATGCTTTACAGCATCAAGCTATTATAAAAGAAATTGATAAAATTAAATCTGATTTCGCAGTATTAGAACAAGATTTAATAAAGAAGTACGGACAAGACAGCAGTATCAACATGGAGACCGGTGAGGTTAAAAGTGCTGAGGAAATAAAAGCTGATGAAGAAGAAAAAGAAAATAAACCTCTAGAAAAAGTAGAATAATGGCAAAAATTAGCGACACTACGAGTTATCCCAATATCGCACCGGTTGGTGACGATTATTTAATATTAACAGACAAGGATTCTGCGTTAGCAACAAAAACAGTTACTGTTGAAAATCTTGGTGTTTATTTATTTGGGAATATACCCGGTTCGCTAATACCTGCACTTGACGATACATATGATATCGGTTCTGCTTCTAAAGAGTGGAGAGATTTATATATCGATGGTGTTGCTCGTATAGATGATTTACGAGCTGATGTAGGAGAAATAATAACACTAACTGTTCCAACAAGTTTTGTGCTTAGCGGAGCGGTTAGTGGTTCATCATTAATAACAGCTACGACTTTATTAGGAGCTTCAAACACAAACATTGCGAGCACACTTGCAATAAAAACTTATGTAGATACAGCCATAGGGACGGTAGATGATTTATCTTGTTCTTATGATACAAGTTCAACATCAGTAAATATACCAACACAATCATTAAGAATATTAGGAACAGCTAATCAAATCACAACAACAGGTGATGGTGCACAAACAATGCAGATAGCTTTTCCAACTAACATAACTACACCGGGTCAGTTAAACAGTACAGGTATAATAATTCCTGTTACAGATGGAAATGTAAATCTTGGTGCAACAGGTAATAGATGGCAAAACTTTTTTACAAAAAATATTGTAGATTCATCTACTAACTTAGGTACAGTTACTCAGTTTTTAGGCAAAAATTCAGCTAATGATGGATTGGAATGGAAAGATGTTCCTAACGAAGATTTAAATGTTAGATTAACTTCTTCAGCTACTCCAACATTTACAGTTGACTTAGCAACTCAAAGTTTAGGGTTGGTAGGTACAACTAATGAAATAGAAACAGTAAATGCTACTAATGAAACAGCGGCTTTTAGATTAGCTCAAGACATTACTACAAGAGGTCAGTTAAATTCTAAAGGAATTATAATCCCTGTTACAGACCTAGATACTAATTTAGGTGGTACATCAAACAGGTGGCAAAACTTTTTTACAAAAGAAATTGTAGACGCAGGAAACAATTTAGGAACAGCCGGACAGGTTCTTGCTAAGAATGCAGCCAATACAGGATTAGAGTGGGTTACTAATGGAGCGTCTGACACATTAAATGTAAGCATAGCATCCGGTGGAGCTACAGCAACCTCTATTGATTTACCTACACAAAAACTTTCTTTACTAGGAACTGCTAACGCTATTGAAGTTACAAATCCTGTAGCTCAAACTATAGCCTTCAATTTACCTTTAAATATTACCACAAGAGGTCAGTTAAATTCTTTAGGACCGATAATCCCTACATCTGATGCAACTGAAAATTTAGGTAGTACTGTTAATAGATGGCAAAATTTCTTTACTCAAAATATTGCAGATTTAGGCGACAATTTAGGAACTGCAGGTCAAGTTCTTGCTAAGAATGCAGCTAATACAGGATTAGAGTGGGTTAATGAAGCGAATGATAAAACATTAAGTATAACTGACGGTTCAACTGCAGGAAGTGTAGATTTACCAACTCAAGCTTTAAAGTTTACAGGAACAGCAAATCAAATAGAAGCTGTCGTATTAAATCAAGGGGTTACTTTGGCATTCCCGACTAACATAACTACAGCAGGTCAATTAAATAGTGGAGGTGCAATAATACCTACAGCTGATGCTACACATAATCTTGGTAGCACAGTTAACAGATGGCAGAATTTCTTTACTTCTCAAATAGTTGATAAAGATGACTTGACAGGTGGAGCGGCTCAAATTTTAACAAACGATACAGCAGGAACTAAATTAACATGGACTACGGGTGGTACTGCTACGCAAGTGTTGGCTAAAAATTCAACTAATGATGCATTAGTTTGGGTTGATAATAATGAATATAGTAGTTGGAAAATAAGTGATGGCGAATCTCCTCCAAATCAAACAGCTGTAAATGACTTAGCTACTGTTGTTATGGCAGGTACAACAGGTCAGATAAACACACTTGAGAGTGCAGGAACAGTAACTTTTAGTTTCCCTACAAATATTACAACACCGGGTCAATTAAATAGTGGAGGTCCAATGTTGCCTTCAACTGATTTAACATTTAATTTAGGAGGAACAGGTAATAGATGGTTAAATTTATTTACTAATCAAATAGTAGATTCAGGTAATAATACGGGTGGTGCAGCTCAAATTTTAACAAACAATACATCTGCAAATGCAATGACTTGGACTACAGGTGGAACTGCAGGTCAACTTTTAGCAAGAACTGCAAACAACATAGAGTTAGAATGGGTTGACATGGATGACTCAAGTTTAGAGTTTTTAGGTGATACTAATACAGGAACACCTACTGTAGATTTAAATTCAGAAAGTCTTTCAATTCTTGGAACTGCAAACGAAATAGAAACTGTTGGTGTTAATCAATCTTTAACAATTGCTTTACCAACAAATATAACAACTAAAGGACAACTTAATAGTACAGGAATTATAATTCCTGTTACAGATAAAGATATTAATTTAGGGGGAACAGTTAATAGATGGCAGAATTTCTTTACAGAAAATATAGCTGATGCAGGTAATAATCTTGGAACTGCTAATCAAATATTAGCTAAGAATGCAGGGAATACAGGTTTAGAGTGGAAAGATAGTAATTATGATATATTAGAGGTTACTACAACAATAACTAATGCTCAAATGTTAGCTATTGGTTCAACACCTATACAAGTTGCTCCTTCTCCGGGTGCAAACAAATTAATTGCTGTAGTAGAATGTTTATGGAAACTAGACTATGCAGCTCCTGTATTTGATTTTGCAGCTGACCCTTTCATTAGATATGATAATGGTGGAGCTAATACACAATACAGACCTTTTGGAGCTTTTGATAACGGAATTGTAAATGGTGCTGCTGATTTCTATCAAGCTGTACCTCCGGTTCAAAGTCAAGGAAATGCTAATGGTCAAATTTTAGTAAACAATGGATTGTTTTTTACAGCAGCAGCAAATCCATCTCAGGGTGGAGGAACTTTAACTTTCAAAGTTAAATATAGAGTAGAAGACGCATTCTAGTAATTTAATATAATGGACATAAGAAAGATTTCTGTAGGTCCTGATTATAAGTCAGGTGCTATGCATTATTTAGTAGGGCAAGAAGTTTTAGGTGGTAACTATGTTATTCATTTAATAAAACATGATTTAAAAAATCAAACTTTTGTTATATATATAATTCAAGGAGAAGAAATAAAACTTTGGAAGTCTTTTAATCACACTATGCCAATATCAATCGAATATAATATAAATTTTTAATCTAATGAAATCACATGCAATCACCTCACAGCTTTATTGTAGAACCATTAAAAGGGAAACGTTACGATAATACTAAGAAATTAGGAGAGGTAGATTTTATAGTAAGCACTTCTCAAGAAGACCATAAGTTTTCAAATCGTTTCGCTAGAGTAAATTCTTTACCTTTAAATTATTGTGGTCCTATAAAAATTAACGACCTTTTATTAGTACATCATAATGTATTTAAAATATATTATGATATGAAAGGGCATGAAAAAAGTGGTAAAAGTTATTTTAAAGATAATTTATTTTTTATAGATAATGACCAATTTTTTTTATATAAGTCTGATGATAAGTGGTATGCACATGATAAGTATTGTTTTGTAGAGCCTGTAAAATCTAAAGATTATTATTTAGATAAAGTGGTTAAATACGAACCTTTGATTGGTAAAATTAAATATCCTAATCAAGAGCTTATAAATCATGGTGTAAAAGTTGGTGATGAAGTTGCCTTTCAACCGGATAGTGAATATGAATTTACAGTTGATGGAGTTCTTCTTTACAGAATAATGTCTAAATTTATCACAGTAAAGCTATGAGCAATAAAGATGTTAAATTAAAAATAATAGAAGCAGCAGAAAAAGCTGTTGAAGAATTAATTAATGTAGCAAAAGAAAAAATTGTTACAGGAACAGAAGATGATGTTTCAGCTGATAGATTGAAAAATGCAGCAGCTACAAAAAAGTTAGCAATATTTGATGCTTTTGAAATATTAAGTAGAATAGAAATAGAAAGAGACGCATTAGAAACTGAAGGAGTAAAAACAAAAATTAATACCAATCAAGGATTTGCAGAACGAAGGTCTAAATAAAATATACACTACACTTGTAGATGTTATTCCTAAATCTGTTTTAACAAATAAAAATAGAGCAAAAACTTGGGAATATGGTTTTAATGAAAAGTACGGTATTGTTATAATATCTCGTACAGGTCAAATAGGAGAAATAATCCAAATAAATGGTGTAGATATAGCGTTGCCATTACAACCAAAAATCATTACAAAAAGACATACTGATAAATCTCAACAATATTGGGAACGACAAGAATATCCTAAAGTATTAAAAAGAATTACATCTATATTTCAATGGAATGATATGCCTTCTGCATTTAAAAATCAATGGGTAGATTATATTGAAAATGAATTTGACAGCAGAGAAGATGGACATTGGTTTTACAATAATGGCAAGCCAACTTACATAACGGGTTCACATTATGTATATCTTCAATGGACAAAAATAGATGTTGGTTTTCCTGATTATAGAGAAGCCAATAGATGGTTTTTTATTTATTGGGAAGCATGTAAAGCTGATATAAGAAGTTTTGGATTATGTTATTTAAAAATTAGACGTTCCGGATTTTCTTTTATGGGTTCTTCAGAATGTATAAATACAGGAACATTAGCTAAAGATGCTAGAGTTGGAATATTATCTAAAACAGGTTCTGATGCAAAAAAAATGTTTACGGATAAAGTAGTTCCAATAGGAACTAATCTACCTTTCTTTTTTAAACCTATTCAAGATGGTATGGACAAACCTAAAACTGAATTAGCTTTTAGAATTCCTGCTTCTAAGATAACTAAAAAAAATATGTACAACGTTGAGGATGAAGAACTTGACGGATTAGATACTACAATAGATTGGAAAAATACAGATGACAACTCCTATGATGGAGAAAAATTATTATTATTAGTTCATGATGAAAGTGGAAAATGGTTAAAGCCTAATAACATTTTAAATAATTGGCGAGTTACTAAAACTTGTTTACGATTAGGTAGTAAAATAATTGGTAAGTGTATGATGGGGTCTACTTCTAATGCATTGTCTAAGGGTGGTGGAAATTTTAAAAATCTTTATGAAGATTCTGACCCAACAAATAGAAATGCTAACGGTCAAACTAAATCAGGTTTATATAATTTATTTATTCCAATGGAATGGAATATGGAGGGATTTATTGACAGATATGGTATGCCTGTTTTAGAAACACCTAAAGAACCTGTGTTAGGAATTGATAATGCAATGATTAAAATAGGAGCAATTGAGTATTGGCAAAATGAAGTTGATTCATTAAAGTCAGACCCTGATGCGTTAAACGAATATTACAGACAATTTCCAAGAACTGAGTCTCATGCTTTTCGTGATGAAAGTAAGCAGTCATTATTTAATTTAACTAAAATATATCAACAAATTGATTATAATGATTCTTTAATTATGGAACATCATGTTACTAAAGGAAGTTTTTATTGGAAAGATGGAATTAAAGATTCTTTAGTAATGTTTAGACCTGACAGAAACGGTAGGTTTATGGTAGGATGGACACCAAAAAAATCTTTACAAAACAGACATTATGTAAAAAATGGAAAAAAATATCCTGCTAATGAACATATCGGTTCTTTTGGTTGTGATAGTTATGATATATCCGGTGTTGTAGGTGGAGGAGGTTCTAATGGAGCTTTGCATGGAATGACTAAGTTTAATATGGACGATGCTCCTTCTAATGAATTTTTTTTAGAATATGTAGCAAGACCTCAAACAGCTGAGATATTTTTTGAAGATGTTTTAATGGCATGTGTATTTTATGGTATGCCATTATTATGTGAAAATAATAAACCTCGTCTTTTGTATCATTTTAAAAACAGAGGATATAGAGGTTTTAGTATGAATAGACCTGACAAAGTATTTAATAAGTTATCAAAAACAGAAAGAGAATTAGGGGGTATACCAAATTCAAGTGAAGACGTAAAACAGTCTCATGCATCTGCTATTGAGTCTTATATTGAAAAACATGTTGGTTTGGATTTTGAAGGAACGTTTAGAGATAGTGAAGATATGGGTATAATGCCATTTATTCGCACCCTTGAAGATTGGGCGAAATTTGATATATCAAATAGAACAAAATTTGATGCTACAATAAGCTCAGGATTGGCTATTATGGCTAATCAAAAACACCTTTATTTACCTACCAAAAAAGAGTCAAAAATAAGCATTAACTTTGCAACATACACTAACACAGGAACTTTAAGCAAAATATTATAAATGAAAGATATTAAGATAGATATAACGTCCACAGGATTCCCGAGTCAGTTTGTTTCAGATGCAGAAAAAGCAACCGCTGAGTTTGGATTACAAATAGGACAGGCTATTCAATATGAATGGTTTAGAAGAGATGGCGTTGGTAGTAGATATTATAGCCAATGGGAAAATTTTAATCGACTTAGGCTATATGCAAGGGGAGAACAAAACATTGGCAAGTATAAAAACGAACTAGCTGTAGATGGAGATTTAAGTTACTTAAACTTAGATTGGTCTATAGTTCCTGTTATTCCTAAATTTGTAGACATAGTAGTTAATGGTATGTCAGATAGACTTTTTAAAGTTGAAGCTTACGCTCAAGATGCAATGTCGCAACAAAATAGAAGTAAATATCAAGATGTAATTCAAGGTCAAATGGCAGGTAAAGACATCCTGTTAGATATACAAAAAGATTTTGGTGTTGACCCTTTTATTACACAACCTGATAGTCTTCCTGAAAATGATGAAGAACTTTCGTTATATATGAATTTGAATTACAAGCCT